CGACTTGTTAATGATTCATATACTGCATACAAGAATACTATTGTAAATGCACCAGATACTATTAAACCTATTGCTGTAAATACTACCATAATTTATATATTTATTGATTAATATTGAATTAAAATCGTATAATTGGGACTTAAAACTTGACATTGTCATAAAAAAACGCTAACTTTGGAACCGAATAACTGTTCTATGAATGTTATACGTATAGTATACCGAACAACTAAATAAATAGTTTACTTAGAACAAAGCATATATTTTTCTTATAAATTATCAACACCTTGATAATCAATAACTTAGATAAAATACATAGTAAAATATACGCATAATTACTAGGATATAGGGTCTTATAGACTATCTTACGTTTCTATACGTATATAAAAAAAAAGAGCAATTACTTGCCCTTCTTCTTTTTATCTTTCTCAGCTTTAATACCTTCTTCAAGCTTAGATTTTATTTCTAGCTCTGCTACCTTATCTCCGCAAGCTTTACCGAATGTTGCGTAAACTGACGAATAGCCATACGCATAACCTAAGTCCTCAGCAAGAGTTCTCATACATATTTTTAAAATAGTTTTCATAACTGTAAAATAATTTTGATTAATATTTTGTAAAAAACGTATAGGGGTATCAAAAATTCTGTAATAGGTAGGGGCGTATTGACAGAACGTATGACTCCCTGATAAGTAAATAGAATTTTAAAAAATAAAAAAATAATTTTTATATTTGTTGTATGAAAGAATATAATAGTTATGTAATGATGGTAGGCGAAGGCATGGCGGGTGTAAAGCCAAAAGAAAATAAAAAAGTATACGTCTATCCAAAAAGAATTGACAAGAGAACCAAGAAGTATGGTAATCTTAGAAAAAATAAAAACTGGCAGGGTGTCACTTATAAATCTAAATACGATGAAGAAAAGAAAACTGAATAGTAAGAATCCTCGTTATCATAAAATACCAGAGGAGAATAAAGTAAAGTCTGATAAAGTATTAATTAATGACATTAAAGGCGTTAAGGTGTACGCTGTATATAATAAATGAGTTTGAATCACAAAGAGTTTTATAATGGAGACATCACATTTTCTGATGAGCTTAATGCTTATTGTTTAAAGAGAGCCTACGAAAATTTTGACGAGCTGGTTAATGATGAGCCTAATCTTGTTAATCGCATCTTAGATTTAAACTTTGCTATTATAGGCAAGAGCATGGCACTTAAGTATAAACTTGGTCGTCCACAATGGGTCACCAAGCTTCATCTTCAGTATCTTAAATAAATTCACTACCTTTGTAAAAAAAAATTATGCCTACAGTTGGAAATAAAAAATTTAGTTATACCACAGCAGGACAAGATGCTGCTAGAAAGTATGCTAAAGAAACAAAACAATCCATAGTGTATTCGTATGATGAGGGGGGTCTTTATAAGAGTCCTTATGAGTCAGTACCAATGTTGGCTGGTTCAATGATGAGTCCAGAAAAAGATAGAACTCCTGGATATATGCAAGTTGGTAGTGGTAGTATGATGAATCAAGACTATATAGATAAGTATGGCGCTACTCGTAAAACACCAACTACAGAAGAAGACACTACAGCTTTTTCAAAAGAAAACTACATGAATCAATTAAAGACAATGGAAGAAGGAGGTAAAGCGGAAGGACCTAAGTATCCACATGATATGTACAATACAGCAACAGGAGAAAAATTTGTAGCTGAAAACAAAGAAGACCATGACAGAATGGATAAGTTAGGATATAAACATTTAGATGAATTGTCTGATGATGAAAAGAAAATGATAATGGAGAAAAAAAATGAAATGGCTATGGGTGGTAAGTACGAACAGTTTAAAAGGTTAATGGGTCTTGATTAATGTACCTATTAAATCTTAACAGGAAGGGGGACGTATATAAAGACGATGATGGAATAACGGGGGTACCTGAATTTCTAAAAGTCTTAAAAGCGGATAAATTGGGAGCTGATGCATTAAAGTGGATTGCTTTAGTATGTGACTATGATAGTCCCTACAGACATTTTAATGAAAAAGAAAGATACAAAGCTGTATCTAAAGACACATACGGGACGTATGAGTGGCGAGGCGCTTCGCGCCCTGAGGTTCAAGCTGCGCTTGAAAAATACAAGAAGCTACAGTTTGACCCGCTTGATGAGCAGCTTAGAGCTTTTAATGTTAAGATAGACCCATTTACTTTGTTTATGAATAACATGAGAGTAGACGAAGACAGTGCTGAAAGTCTTCAAAAGATAATGATAGGTATTGAAAAAATTTTAAAAACCAGACAGTCATTATTAGACGCAATAGAAAGAAGGGGGCAAAGACAAAAGATACAAGGAGACAAGGGATTGTCTTTCTTGGAAAATAAAAAAGAGCAATTAGAAGAAACTAAATAATAAGACTATGCCAAAAGATGCGTGTTATAACAAAGTAGTAAGTAGATATGGGCCTAAGACCTCAGCATACAGAAGTGGTGCTATGGCTAAATGTAGAAAGGTTGGTGTAGCTAACTGGGGAAATAAAAGTAAAAAGAAAGGAGCAGAAGGAATGAAAATGAAACATGGTGGTAAGTTTTGTTATGCTGTAGACAAGTGCGGTAAAGGAATACCACAACACGATTAGTATGGCAGTAAGAAAAACAGCAGCAGGGGCAAGACTTAAAAGATGGTTTAAAGAAGACTGGAGAACACCTTCAGGAGAAAAAGACTATAAGAAAGGTGAAAACACTTTTAGGCCTACAAAAAAAATATCTAAGGACACTCCTAAGACATGGTCTGAGTTAAGTGCTGGAGAAAAAAGAGCAGCAGCAAGAGAAAAAAGTAAAAAGGGTAGAGTTAGTAGATATGGTGAAGGTGGTAAATTTTATAAACAACATGATTAAATATTAAAAAATGAAACATAAGAAAAAAAAGATGATGTATAAAAAAGGAGGTTCTATGAAATATAGTACTGATGCTGGACAATCTGCTCCAGAAATNCTTAAAAGAGAAAAAATGACTTATAAGAAAGGCGGAAAGTTAAAACCAGTAGATGCTGCAAAAAATCCTGGACTAGCTAAATTACCTACTGGTGTTAGAAACAAAATGGGTTTTATGGCTATGGGCGGCAAAATGAATTCTGATAAAGATTTTATGTATGGTGGTAAAACACAATCAATGTACATGAAAGGTGGTAAAATGAAATATCCAGGTGGAGGCATGATGAAGAAAAACATGTATCCAGGCGGAGGAAGAATGCAACACGACTAATGGCAACTCCAGCGTGGCAAAGAAAAGAAGGTAAGAGTCCTTCTGGTGGTTTGAATGCTAAAGGTAGAGCAAGTTATAAAGGCGGTACTTTAAAAGCTCCTACAAAAAGCAAAACATCTAAAAGACGTAAATCTTTTTGTGCAAGAATGAAAGGAATGAAAGCTAAGTTAACCTCAGCTAAAACAGCACGTGACCCTAATTCTAGAATTAATAAGTCTTTACGTAAATGGGATTGCAACACGGGTTGTAAAATAAACTATGTTAGTGGAGCTGTTGGAGGATACAGAGCTCAAAACGATTAGTGGCTGAACAGGATAATATAAAGCATAGACTTGCTTATTTAAAAGGCAGGTATATGTTTTTTTATAAACAGGGAAATTTAGAAAAAGCAAGAGAATACTCAAAGCTTGGCCTAGAAAAACATAATTACGATATAGAAATGGAATATCATAATAAGTTAGCTAGAAAAGAAAATCAAAATATGTTTGGTTTTGAAAAGGTAAAGAAGTTAAAGTATGGGTAAAGCTAAAGTTGACCCACAAAAATATAGACCTGTAGTTAATAATGGTCACCCAAGTCTAAATGCAGATTCAGTAGCTTATCAAGAATACTGGGAAAAAGAATTAGACAGGTGTGTAAATGGATACAAACCAAAAGGTATGAAAAAAATATCTGGTAAGTATTATTTTTATTTAAACTATTATAAAATATTAGGTAATGATGGAAATAAAAGTTCTCGTAAAACATTAATATCTCCATGGTACAGAACAATGGACCACGAGTATTTTGATTTATTTGAAACTTGCAAGAAGGATGAAAAAGGAATGATAGTAATCAAAGCTAGGGATAAAGGGTTTTCATATATGAACTCAGGTATGCTAGCTCATGAGTTTACATTCTTTCCTTTTAATGATGTAGGTATTGCTGCTGGTTTGCAGATGACAGCAGATGCGTTCTTTGATAAAACTAAAAAAGGTTTGAATGGTATACATTCTAATTTTAAACATAGCTTGATTAAAGATACTGATGGCATATTACGTTCTGGATATAAACAAAAAAACTCAGATGGTAAGTGGGAAGTCGGAGGTTATCAGTCTACCATAATATGTAGAACAATGGATAACCCAGAAGTATTTAAAGGTGAGCGTGTATCTTTGATGGTATTTGAAGAAGCAGGTGAGTTTAAACATTTAAAAAATGCATATATGTCTTCTAAAGCTTGTTTTATGGATGGTAACGTACAATTCGGTGTTCCTATTGTAGGAGGTACTGGTGGTGATATATCAAAAGCATCTAAAGATTTTATGGACATGTATTACGAGTCAGATGCATATAATTTAATTCCTATGTTTATTCCAGCTAATAGAGCTTATTATGGATTCTTTAATATTAAAACAGGAGCAGAAGATATTGATGGGGCGCTGGATACTTTAAAAGAAGAAAGAGAAAATATAGAAAAATCTGGCGATAGAGAAGCTTTTAATTTACATATACAAAACTATCCATTAACAGTACAAGAAGCATTTTTAAATACTAAAACATCTAGNTTTGATATATCTTTATTAAATGCACAACGCTCTAGAATACTAGGAAGTAAAGATTATAGAAGTCAAATACAATCAGGAAACTTAAGCTGGACGTACAATGAAGAAGATGAGTGGGAGGTTAAATGGACAGCTAATCCTGATGGTCCATATAAAATATTAGAACACCCACAACCAGAATATAAAAATTTAGATATAGGAGGTATTGACTCTTATGACCAAGATAGTGCAGGGGCTTCTGAGTCTTTGGGTAGTGCAATTATATATAGAAGATTTTTAGATGCCGATACTCCAGGTGACTATGTTGTAGCCGAGTATACCGACAGACCAGAAAAGAAAGAGGACTTTTGGGAAGGATGTTTAAAACTTGCAGCTTATTATAATAGTAAGATGCTAGTTGAATATACAAAGATAGGAATTTTAGATTATTTTAAAAGAAGAAATGGTTTAAGATTTTTAAAAGAAAAACCAGAGTCAGCACATAATCCTGGAACTAAAACTAGAAACAGATATGGTGTGCATATGAACAAGCAGGTAAAATCATTATTAGAAGATTTAATTGATGATTACATAAGAGAGAACGCAGATGATATATGGTTCTTAGATTTAATAGATGAGCTAGCAAACTATGGATTAAGAAATACAGATAGGGCTATGGCCTTTGGTATTTGTTTAATTCACAATATAGATAACTACAGAACACAAGACTAGTAAAAAAGAAGAAGAAGTAGTTGATATAGGATTTAATTATTATAAATTGAACAGCAGGGGTATAACCTGTTAAAAATATAAAAAATATGGCAAGTAAAGTAAGTGGATTTCCTTCAATGGTTGTTAAGGAAAGTGAAAAAACAGATGAATGGTGTGACTCAGTAATTAACGCAATAGTTAGTTATATGTCTTATCAAAACTCATCATTTAAAAATAACAGACACGCAGATATAACTAATTATAATATATATAATGGTAATCTTCATGCTGATGATTTTAAATATATAACTGAACAATACGGTATGGCTTATCCAGCTAGACTTGTAAACTATCCTATTATACAGCCAAAAATTGATTTACTTGTTGGAGAAGAATTACGTAGGCCTACAGATTTAAAAGTAGCAACTGTAAATAAAGAAGCAATATTAAGAAAAGAAGACAAAAAAGTAGGACTAATAATGCGAAGTATTCTTGATGATATTCATGCTGAGTTTGAAAAAGAAGAAGGATTTAAAATTGAAATGGAAGGAGATGGTATGCCTTTACCAGAAGATATAGATTTATATATGAGATATAACTATAAAGAAATGGTAGAAGAAACAGCTCAAGATGGTTTAGAATATTTAGTAAACAGATATAATTATAAAGATTTATTTAAAGAAGGGTTTAGAGATTTACTTGTAACTGGTAAAGAATTTTATAAAGTAGATATACAAGATAGAGACCCACAAGTAAGAAGAATTGACCCAAGAGCTGTTGTGTATGATATTGGAATGAACTCTGATTATTTAGATGATGCAACATGGGTAGGAGAAGAAAGGTGGCTTTCTCTTAATGAAATTGTAGATGAGTATAGAGACGAACTAACTGATGAAGATGTAAATTTAATTGCAGAAATGTCTCGTGTATATAGTCATGACCAATTAGCTAATTACAATTCTAATATTGATTGGGTAAATATGTATGAAGATTCTGAAAATAGAATTAGAGTAATAACTTGTGAATGGAAATCAGTTAGGTCTTTACGTTTTAAAATATCAGAAAATAAATATGACCCAAGCAGGCCATTTAAAAAACTTGTATCAGATGATTACAGGCCAAGAAAAAACGAAACTGTAGAAACAAGATACGTAGATGATATTTGGGAAGGAACTAAAATAGGAGGTAAGGTTTTAGTTAGAACACAGCGTAGACCAAATCAAGTGCGTTCTGTAGATGATGCTGGGAATACAAGCTTATCATATATAGGCGTGGTTAGAAATAACACAACAGGACGTTCTTTGTCAATGGTAGATTTATTAAAAAATGTACAAATGCTATACAATATAGTTATGTACCATATAGAACTTGCTATGGCTCGTTCTGGTGGTAAAGCTGTTGTATATGATACATCTCAGCTACCAACAAACTTAGGTATGGATATGCAAACAGTATTGTATCATTTAAAAACNGATGGTATTATACCTATNAATTCAAAAGAGGAAGGAGGTCAGATGGCTAACTTTAATCAATTCCAACAAATTGATTTTACTTTATCTCAATCCGTACAACAGTTAATTAATTTAAAACTTATGTTAGAACAAACTGCTGGTAATATATCAGGAGTTAGCCCACAAAGAGAAGGAGCTGTGGGCCAGTATGAATATGTAGGCAATGTACAAAGAAGTGTAGTGCAGTCAGCAACTATAACTGAAAGCTGGTTTTATTCACACATACAATGTAAGAAAAGAATATACGAAAGATTATGTAATTTAATGAAGCTGTCATGGGCAGGTGGTAAAAAAGGTGCAGTTATATTAGGAGATGGAGCATATAAATTTTTAAATGTAATGCCTGAAATTGCACTACAAGATTTTGGAGTATATGTAGGTGATAGTGGTAAAGATGATTCTATGCGTCAAGCTGTACAGCAACTATCACAAGCTGCATTACAATCTGGACAAATTAGTTTACTGGATGTTATTAAAGTTATGAAAGCAGATACAGTGACAGAAGCAGAACATGTACTTGAAAGAGGTATGGATGAAATGAAAAAACAAATAGAAATGCAGAAACAACAAGAGCAAGAAATGTTACAAGCTCAAGCTCAGGCGTCTATGCAAGAAAAAGAAGCTGATGCACAAATTAAGCAAATGGATAATCAAACTAGTATTGAAGTTGCTAAGATAGGGGCTCAAGCTAGAGTGCAAGTTGCTGAAATAGCTTCTGATGATAAACGAGATATAACTGATTTAAAAGAAAGAGTATCTATGGACAAAGAAGTTTTAAAAGATATGTTAGCTAAAGGAGACAAAGACACTCCAATAGCTACACCCGAAGGAGATGCTTCGCAAGAGCAAATGAATCAAGCAGCACAAACTATCTTAGAATCATAAAAAAAAGTATTATATTTGCAAATTAGGGACTAAAAATAATTAAACAATGGCAGAAGAAAAATCAAAACTAGTAGAAGAAGTACAATCTACACCAGAAGAAGTAAAAGAACCAGCATTTGACCCAAGTGCATTTTCAACAGATGGACCTGTAGAAACTAAAGAAGAAGAAGTAAAAACAGAAGCTACAGAAAAAAATGATGTTGAAGATGTGGTTGAAGATGTTAAAGGCTTAGAAGAAACAGCAGCAGAACAACCAGAAACAGAAGATGGATTTAGTTGGGACTCTATAGAAACTGATAAAGTAGAAGAACCAGAGGTTAAAGAAACTGATGTTGATTGGGATGAAGAATTAACAGAAAAGCCTAAAGAAGAAGAACAGCCGTCTGATATTGATTGGAAAGCTGTAGCTAAAAGTTTAGGATTAGANGAAAATACATCTGTTGATGAATTAAAACAAAAACTACAACCAACACAAGAAGTCAAAGAAGAGGAGGCTGTAGAGCCAGAAATGAATGATAATGCAATTAGATTNAATGATTTTCTTAAATTATCAGACAAAGAACTATTAGCAGAAGAAATGAAAGCTGATGGTATGGCAGAAGATAAGATTGAGGAAGCATTAGATAAAATGGAAGACTCAGGATTATTAGTAAGGGAAGCGCACAGAATTAGAAGACAGTTACAATCAGCTATAAAGCAAGAAGCTCAACAAGCAGAGTTACAAGCTGTAGAGCAAAAGAAAATGCAAAAGCAACAAGCTGAAACTAACAGAAAAGAGCTTCAAACATACATCAAAACNATGGAAGACTTTATGGGCGGAAAAGTAAATAATAAAGACAAGCAAGAAGCATACAAGTATATTGTATCTGGAAATATGCAACAAGATATATGGAAATCTCATACCAATGCGTCTGAGGTAGCTATGTTCTTACTATTTAAAGTAATAAATTTAGTCAAAGATACTTCGTGCACAGGGGTTAGAGGATGGCAAAGACCAGTATCCTTAATAAAATAACTTCTCCAAGTCTTAAAGGGAAATCTAAACCAAGCTACGAAACAAAAGATAGTTCGGTATTTGACCCTGCCGCGTTTATGAAAGAATAAAATTTTACAACAATAAAGCAATGCTAGGATTTGTGATATAATGTTTATTCAATTAAATTAAAATAAAGTATAATTAAATAAATTAAAAAAAATGGCTAAAGTATATACAGGGACTTTCGGAAGCGGAACGTCCCCAGAAAACTCGTTGAATACAGCCCTTTTGCAATACCCAGAGATTGCAAGAACTCTTATTCAACAATATCCTAGATACTCTGCTACATTCCTATTAGAAAAAACAGGAAGATTTGCAAAAGAAAAGTATTAGGAGATAACTCCTTTGAGTGGAAAGTAATGGGAAGATATAATACTCCTTCTTATTCTAATGGATGGCTTTCACTTGATGGTGTAACATTTGTAGGTTCAACTGCTAACTCAGGAGCATCGGCTGCTACAGCAGGAAACTATGATAATATGGATGCTGATGGTGATGTATTCTATATGTCTTTTGACGGACAAACTACAGGAAGAACTGGAAGTTTCTTAAATAAATACGATATGGTTAGATTCCAATCTGGAGCTACTGCATTAGTATTAGAAGACCCAGTTGCTGATGTAGTAAGAGCTGCTGCTAATGGTGGTACATTAACTGCTGCTACTGACTCTGTAGTTAAATTGAAATGATTGA